TAAACTTTAAACGCCACTTGGAATGCGGGAATAGCTCAGTTGGAAGAGCATAACCTTGCCATGGTTAGGGTCGCGAGTTCGAACCTCGTTTCCCGCTCCAAATGAAGGAAAGAATATCTTGAGGCTGTTCTTTTTTCTTTTTGCCCCCCCCCTAAGATCTCGGTTTTGTTCCCAAGTTGTTCACGTATTGTCTACTAGTTCAGATCTTTAAGTTTCATTTTGTATAATCTCAATTCACAGCTTTGTCGCCGTGATTTAATAATATAAACAAAGTATAAAGTGATATTTTTTACAAACAATGTAAATAATTGCATGAAAAACAAAGGAATAATGTATAGATAAGACGCTGATTTTAGATATGAAAAAAGCACCTAAAAGGTGCTATGGCGGTGAGAACGGAATTAAAATAAAACTCACTAACCACTTGTTTTATAGCAATTTGTTGTGGTTAGTGGGTGTAGTTTTTGGGTGTTTAACTTTTCTCGCCGTAGTGCTTGTCAATCCACGCTTTCAAATCCTCAAGTCTCCATAAAGGTGTAGCTTGGAAACTGTTGCCAAGCTTGAATGGCTGTGGAAAATCACTTGTACGAAGGAGTAAGTTAATCTTCTGCTCACTGACTTTGAACATCTGAGCTACGTCATGCTTATCTAATAGTAAGTCTTTGCTTGTCACTTGTAAAGTTACCATTCTGTTCTCCTGCCATAATGCTTACCTTCTTAAATCTTTCATCTCTTCTTTCATTACATCTAAGCTCCAGTACTGCCAAAACCGCCTAATCCACGTTCGCTCTTAACTCCAGTAACGTCGCCCTCCACAAGATGCACATCAGGAAGCGGAACAATGACCAGCTGTGCAATACGGTTACCGGCGAAGATCCTTAAATCGTATTTAGATACAAGAACCACTGATATAGAGCCAGTGTAACCCGCATCAATCACACCTGTAGGGGTTGCCACGCCGGCACAGTTGTAGGATGAGCGCGGAAGGACCAGACCTACATACCCTTCAGGAATAAGTACGTGCACACCGGTGTCAACCTTAAAAGTCTTGTCTGGACTTAGCTCCACGTCCTCTTTTGCGAAAAGGTCAAAGCCTGCGTCTGCCTCGTGCGCTTTCACAGGCTTGTAGGCTCCTGCATCAAGCTGATAGATGATCTTCTGTTTAAGCATGGGTGCTGTCTCCGTCTATATGTTCGATTAAATGTTTTATATACCACTGGGCCTTTAACAGGTCTTCCTTTCCGTTTTTCCTTTTCCAGCGATACAGATACTTGATCGCATTCGCTGTACACACAGCTTCAATACCGCTAAGACCTTCTGTGGCTGATTCCAGACAGTCGATACATTCAACTTTGCCCTGATAATGCTCAGGATGGTTAACTAAATCATTCATTTTTAATAAGCTCCTATTTCTTTTTCGCAGTTGCTGTCATTTCTTGTCCTTTTGGAAGTTACGCTGTTTAGATTTATTCTTTTTTAAACAAGCTTTGCGAGCATTGATTGCTAACTTGAGCTTGGTCATTGCTATACCGGCTTTAGTAAGTTCTGCGTTTTTGAATCTCAATTTATAATGAGTCATGCTTGCATGTACTCTACGTGATACCAATGCCAGATTTTCAATAGTGATATTGGTTATATCTCCATCAAGAAAAGTCACCACATAACCTTCTGGTATTGGTCCGCGCTCCTTCTCCCATAAAAGCTGGTGTACTGGACGCCAACGTTCACAGGCTTTAGTGCCAAGGTCGTCGCGTACCTTCTCCATGAGATAGCCTTCTTTAGAGAATACCCTTGAACCGATAGGCAACTCGTTAGGTGGTCGCTGTCCCTTCTTGAACCATGACTCAGCACACTTGTCACGTAACCACTGAGGCATGACCTTGCCCTTGTTGGCCGGTACAGAGCCTTTCTCAAAGTATCCGGTCCTGCCGGTCTTGATGTGGTAGCGCATGAGCGCGCCTTTAATTAACATCTCGCTCATTTCAGACCACTTGAACTCGGTTTTAACCATTTCAGCGACTTCACGTATGGAGTGAGACTTAATCTCTCTACGTATAAAGTCCTTAACCTCCTCAGTCCATCGGTTCTCAAATTTAATCCCATGATCGCAGCGCCAAGATATAAAGCCGGAGTAAGTAATAGCGTCAAGCTTGAACCTCTCCATACAGCGCTTTATTTGTTCCTTGTTAGGAATATGACGCTCTGTAAGCTCTCTCACGTAGTCGACCATTTCAGGCGGATATTTTCTACTGTTCATTTTTATGTTCCAGCTGTACGTTATCTGGTAGCATTGACTGAGGTACGGCGGTGTAGTTGCTGTATTCATTCTGCATACGTATAGCTTTGAGTTGCACATCTGCGTTATGAATGATAGCTTCACCTAAAACAGCCACACTGTCAGCGCGTTTTAATTCGTTTTTTAGATCTTCAGGATTTAAATCCTCTGAATTTATTCTTTCTAAAGCTGCAAAAAGATGATCGTTTAAATCTGCTAGTGTATTTTTCATTTGTGCTTGCTCCTTATCTGAAATTTATCAATCCATTCGTAAACGGCCCAAGTTCTAAATCCTCTGAATCTAGGGACAAAGTTTGGAAAATTAAGACCTTTTGCGTGTTTTTGCAAAAACTCATCATCACCACACAAGAGCCACTCAACATCTTCTTTTGTAAGAATTGCTTTTTTACGCAATGCCTTATATGCAGTTGTACTAAGTCTTAATTCCTGAGTCCCGGCTTTTATAATATGGTTTTGATGCAAAACAATTCCACGTTTACCAAAGCCAGCATGATCATTCTTTTTCTTGAGTTTTACCTTCTTTACGCGAGCAAGATCCTCAACATCCTGCCTTATGCTCCACTCTTGACTCGCAAGTTCTTCAGCCTGCTCTCTGTCAAGACCGTACTCGCCCTGCAGGTACTCCTGAACTGTCTGGTTTTTAAATTCCTCTTCACTGAGGCCTCTAGGTAACATCTTTATTCCTTATGTTTAAATGTATTGGTTAAATACTGTTCTATCTCTTTCTTAAAGAAACATACGCGTCCTGAAAAGCTGTTATTCCTATCAACTGGCTTTGGAAAATCAGAGTGATTTTTTAAAAAATTATTAAAACCATGTAATGACTTAAATCCCAGTATCGCCATTACGTCTTTTCTTGTTACAAGTGCTAATTCTTCCATTATGTTCTCCTACAGCTCTGATCCTTCTTTAGGGTAAAGTAGGTTAGCTCCTTGAGCATATTGTGCTGCAACAGCAAATTGAATGAGTGCTCTGTTTGATTCAATCTCAAAGCTGATAAAATCAGTATTACGAGATTTCAAAGTTAAAAAGAGTTCTGAATTTGGTGAGTAAAGACTGATTAACTTACGTATCTTCTCAAAGCCATCTAATGAATAAATGCAGTTGGTAGCCATGATGTCTGAGCGCGAAAAGATACGGTCAAGATCTACTGGGTAGTCATCATAAGTATCACGACCTTTAATGTTGATTGAGTTAATAGTAAAGCCTGTGATGTTATCAGACACTTTACCTGTGTTTAAATCAATGTGTAGAGGTGCCTCATTGGCTCCACAGAACTTGAATGTTGATTTATTGATATAGTAAGAAAGAGCGTTCTGATCTACAGACTTAATATCTTCCTCATCCTTTGACTTAATAACCAATAGACTGTAGCTGTCTGTAGCAATAAGCTTTGAGTTTTTGCGGTCAACATAAACAGTCTTTAAAAATTCAGCATCTTTTTTATTGCTTGAAGTAAAAGCTAATATTGCTTTAATCTCTTGAGGTGAAATAATCATTTATGCACTCCTTGCTGAGTCGTTTTCTTCGTTAAATAAAAACTCTGTAACTTCGTCAAATTTGCTGCCAAAGTAGAAGTTTCTGGGAATAAATTCCAAACCTAGTGGGGTTTTTAATTCACTGGTTCTTTGCATAGCTTCTTCTACTGACAGTGGTACAAGTTTGTATGGATAGCTGCTTAACTCTCTCCATGATTTAGTTGCTTCCAGATATCCAATAGAAGTTTTCTTTTGGTTGAAAGCTAACCACTTCTTAATAGTTCTTTTCTTTCCTCCCACGATGCAGGTATAAACAGCGCAAAAGGACACATTGCCTGAAACGCTTTTATACTCGGTATAGTCAACTGAGATAACTGTAGCTATCTTTCTGCCAGGCTTTGGCTGATGTCCAAAAGTACGTTCAATCAGCACACCGGCTTGTAACTCAAGCTCAAGATTTCTCTCAATCTTCTGACCGCAATGAGGGCACACTGTAGCCTGAACAGGGATATAAGCCTGACAGCCAGGACATGATCTAACCGGTGCCTGTTGCTTGCTCGATGCTTTCTTTTCAGTACGAGCGCGAATAAATGGGTTGTTAATGGGACCAAGACGCTCGATATTTCTAGCAAAATCGAGAACAAGGCAATCTGTTTTACCCTCTGCAGGGCGTAGACCACGACCAATCATCTGTACATAAAGACCAGGTGATTTGGTTGGTCTTAACATTGCGATCAAATCGACTTGTGGAACATCAAAACCTGTGGTTAATTGATCTGCAGATACAAGACATCTGATTTCACCTTTTCTGAAAGCTTCAATCTTTGTCGCATTCTCATCAGCTGAGAATGAGGAGTTAACAGCATAAGCGCTGACACTCATCTCTCTTAGCAGCTGAGCGCATTTGTTGCAGTTTTCAATACCTGCGATAAACACAATCCATGCCCTACGACCTGAAGATCTCTTAACTACCTCGACTAAAGAATTTTTCAGCATGGCATCATCGCCACAGGCTTTTTGAAGCTCATCGAGTTTGTAATCGCCGGCTCTGGTACCAACACCTGTAAGATCAACATGAGGCTTAGTCTTCAATGTTGTTACTGGTGCTAAGTAACCTTCACTAATCAGGCGCTCAAACTGAGAGTTGAGGTCATAAACAATGTCAGTGAAGACAGCGTTCTTTTGCTCGGTAAGATAACCGCCTTTCATACGATAAGGAGTTGCTGACAGACCTAAAACACGCATCTGAGGTCTTAGTTTCTTTAATGCTGCAATCACCTGTCTGTACTGTGAGTTTTCATCTTCAGACAGCATGTGACACTCATCAATCACAATCAGATTGCGCATGCCGAAAGCATTAGCATCACGCTTTAGCAGTGGTGCTACAGACTGCACGTTACCGAAGATGATTGAGTTCTCAGTATCTTTATGACATAGAGTTGCACTGCAGATGCCAATATCAGCTTCAGGCCAGATAGAACTTAACTTGCCTGCGTTCTGTTTAACAAGCTCACCAACATGAGTAAGCATCAGAACTCTGATGTTGTCCCATGTCTTTACAGCATGCTGAATGATGTAAGCAATGATCACGCTCTTACCGGTGCCTGTAGGAAGTACTAGCACTGGATTACGACTTGCATCATGGTTAGTTTCTACAAACTGCCAAAATGCATCGCATGCTTCTTGCTGATACCATCTAGGTTTAAACATTCCAAATAGTCCCTTTGCGTTCTTTTTTCAAAAATTTGTTGAGCTTATCGCTTAAAAAATCATGAATTTCGTCTTTTGTTTTATCTCTTAACTTTTGAGTTACCCATTCTGTAGTTTCCTTTTCGTTGAAGGTTCTGAATGCGTACCCCAAACTCTTCCAAAATTCAGCTTTAGAGCGATAAGCCACTCCATAAATGCAGAATGGCTTATTCATCACTCACTCCTATGCGCCGTAGCCGTAACCTGATACTGGTTGCTGTGGAGCTTGTCCATACACCTGCTGAGGCTGTGACTGACCGTATGGCTGTTGAGTTTGCTGACCATAGCCTGCAGCTGCTGTCTTTGGCGCTGTCTCCTTTGGCTTTGCGTGGAATAGAGGGTAACCTTCAGGCATTAAGCGTTTCTGATTGGTAGCGATCCATGATGCTGGCTGATTGTTGATAAGCTCTACAGCAGTACGACCATCTACAGATAAAAGAGCTGCTAGGTTGATATATGGCTGACCTGAATCTGCCTCACCGGTTCTGCGTACAGCGACTTTAAGCTTCTTACCAACCAAGTCAGGGTATACAACCATTACAGTGCCATCCTTCTTCTGTTCCTGATGCTCGTTGATCACAAGGTTGCCTTGCTGGTCAATGCAGTTGCAAAGAATTGCTAAATGCTGCAAGTGGTAGGAATAGTCACCACTTAGATCTAAAGAAATCCAAAGCTGAGCCTCACCTTCCTGAGTTGCTACTCTAAAACCAACGCGAGCACATGGCTGTTCAACGCTATTAATACGTTTGGTACCAGCTAAGGCAGTAACGATAGTGCCGTCATAGATGCCTGAGTTAGCGACAAAAGGTAAGCCTTTTAAGGTGTCAAATACCTCTGTTGGATTCTGAACCTGTATATTTTGAGTTGAGCCTAAATTCATTTTTAGTTCCTTCTTTAAAATTAAAAGTTAAAATACGATTAGAATGGGCTGTCACCTTTAGGCGCTACAGTGTCAGGGTTCTGAACTGCAGTAACCTTTGGTTCTTCGTGTTTAATCACTAGAGAAGGCATCTCTTTAGAAGCTGTTTGAGCTGTAGACTTCTTTGAACGTGCCTTCTTGATTAGCTGTTCTGCCTTTTCTTTATTGTCAGTTGCTGTCTTGGTATCATTTTCAACATCAAGGTCGTATGTCTCATCGACGAAACCACCAACAACGTCAGGGAAGACCTGATCTAAGAAATGAGACAGGGCGCGGGCGCGTAACATATCTGGCCACATTGTTTTCCATGTAGCCTGAGTACCAACCCACTGACCATTGGCATCTTTTTCCATACGACCCGCGATAGCAGCATCTGTACCTGTGTAGGTAAATGACTCTTTCTGATTAGGACGGTCAAAGCGATAACCCTCAACAGATGCCCTTGCATTCTGACCGTCAAAGGTAATTGACCAGGTACCATACTTTCTGCAGATACCGGCTTTAGCCTTAACGCTCATTGAAGTGCGACCACCTAAGATGTAAATCATCTGTAGAGCATCAGCTGGAAGCAGACCTAAGCGATTGCCTTTTTGAATAATTAAGAAAGTATCTGCAGAGCGGTCACAATCAGGAGTTGAACGCATAGCAGCAGGAACTAACTGAGAGCTTGAAATGTACTTTGCATACTCACGAGCACCTTCAAAGTCAGTTGGTAGCTTGGTAAAGCCGTTTGATGCTGAGGTCATATCAATGTTGTCAGTCTCAGTCTTATTTGCTTTAGAGTTAAAAGCAAAATCACTCTTAACTTTGGCAAAAGGGGAGCGAAGATCTAACTTCTTCTCCTCATCAGACACAATCTGAGGTTGTGCCTGTAGCTGTGGCTTAACCTGTGGTTGAGGTTGTGCCTGTAGCTGTGGCTGTGGCTGAAATGCGTTGCTAGTCTGTCCATAATTTGCCATTTCATTTGGCTGATGGTTAATTGGCTGAGCGCCTGTAGCAAAATTAGTAAACATATTCTTTTCCCTTATTTCTTGGCTTTGGATAAACGTAAAACTCTTGTGCCCTGGTACTCAGCTAAGCACTGCTGATATGCATCAGGATTGATAAGCATTAACTTGTCTTTGTTGATATAGCTTCTGCCATGCTGGTACTTGTATGAGCAAAGAACCTTCATGTCTTTGTCTACAATGGTTTCATTGGTACCTACGAAGTTGATGATCTCGTCTTTTAATGACTGAATCTTTGTATCCAATGCTTTGGCGTCTTTCTTTAAAGCATCAAACTGAATCAGTTTCTGTTTAATGTCATCTGAGGCAACAACCTTAGTAGGCTCCTGCTGAATATGCTTTAAGTCGCGCTCAGTACGCATAGGCTCTTCATCATGTAAGATGTGGCGAACCCACCACTCTCGAGCCTGTTTTAAGATCTCAAGTGCCAGCTCTTCATCAAAATCAATTGTGTAGGTTCTAAAATCTGAGGTAGAAAGTAAGCAGCTTAACTTTGTGGTGTGAATACCAGTAATCAGCATGTAAGTGTGAATCTGTAACAGATATGAGTCAGGTATCTGATTGTCAGCCTGTACGAGGTTATGAGCCTCATCATAGACATCACCTTTGCCCCACAGCATGATTGCGCGACCGTCTTCGTCAATATCATCAGTTGCAGTGTTGCCTCTAGTAGTCTTACCTTCCCAGATAGCTACAGCTTTAGTCTGATCTGCAGGATCAAGCACAATGCGGTCAGGTGAACCTACCAGGTATGGAATTTGAGATATCTGCAATCCATCACATAGAACCAGTTTCTGTCCAGAAACTTCCTCATACTCTTTAGCAATTACTGGCTCTAAAATCTGTCCCCAGTGAGTAGCAGCATTACCACTCCATGGCTGTATACGACCGGTTTTTTCAAGCCATAACTGATGAGGAGTTGTGTACTTGTTTAATCCCATGAGAGTGCCAATATCAGAACCACCAAGAGATTCCTGTCTGCGGTACTGCCAAAGCTGATAAGGTGTCATACCTGGCTTAATTGAAGCTTCAATACGTGCCACACGTTCCTGATGCAAATTCAAATCATCAGGTGTTAAAGCAAATTCGTTAAAATCAATCACTGAAAAATCTCCTTAAAAAAGCAAACCATCAATCAGAGCAAAAAAGTTTTCAGCTCCAAAGAAAGCAAGAACAACAAACAGGGCAATCGCAAAGCCTAAAAGGTGCGCTCTTAAAACTGAAAACTCCTTCATGGTGTTGTCTCCAATAAAATGTATTTAATTTAAAATTAAGTTTACTTTATTTATAGATTAAGATTTTTTAATAATTAGTCAAGAAATAATTAAGTATATTTAATTAAAAATTAAAAATAATTTATTATCCTTTTGAAAATTCTTTGAATTTTGTTTACAAAAATTTTGATTTTTTTTAGACAGGAGAAAGAAGGAGTGAGAATAAAAAAAAGTTGTCACCTAAGTAACAACCTTCTTAAATAGCTTAATGGATTGCTTTATACAGAGCCTGAGCGCTCTATTACTTTTCCAATGATGTGAATCATTTGTGCTGCTTCTTCTAAAGTCAGCACTTCATCAGGATATATTTGATTATCTGAACGTATAGTTAGAGTTTTAAATGATTTAATCAGTCTTTTAATTCTTAGAGAATGATCAAATACGAGAGCATAGATTTGGTTGTTCTCAATATAATCTTTAGGTGTGCAGTCTACAGTGATGTAATCGCCATCATTGATGAGAGGGATCATAGAATCGCCAATAACTTTAAATCTTCTACAATTCTTAGGATTTATGCCTCTATCAGAAAAGAATGAAGATCTAAAATATGCAGGAACACAGTCTTGTATCTCTTCATAAGTAGGCTCTTCAGCCTCACCAGCACCAAAGCAGATCTTATATTCTGGGATTTGAACAAAACCAGCTGGCAGTTTATCTGAATTTGCACTATCTAAAGAGATGATGTTAGGCTTAATCATATTGCCTTCGCCAGTGACAAGCCATTCGACGTTTACACCAAGAGCGTCTGCAATCTTTTGGGCAGCCATGGCATTAAGAGTTAAGATCTTTCCTGTTTTGTATTGACTAATTGCTGCAGTTGTTAGTCCTGTGATGACACTTAATTCTTTTCCATTGATTTTGGCATACTCCATGGCGCTCTGAATCCTATTTTTTAATTCAGTCATAACAGCCTCTCTTAATTATCTTCCTAATATTTTTTCTATCGTCTTCACAATAAATTAACTTGAATTAAATTTTATAAATTAAATAACTTGCTTTCAAATTATGTTTGCTATATTCTAAATTAAGAATACTTAATTATGTGCTAAGTACATTGAAGGAATTAGTTATGATGCTTAATTCAAAAAAGCTTTCTAAAAATTCATCAAAAATGATTGTTGACGCTATAGGTAGAAAGCAATTATCAGAAATATGTGAAGTATCTCTGCCTGCTGTAACTTTGTGGTCAAAAAAAGGAATGCCTTTTTATCGAGCACAATTTTTAATACTAAAATTTCCTCGGTTAAAAATTTGGAAAGACATACCAGAAGAAATTGCTAAGTAAAGGGGACTTCTACCATGAATAATGAAGTTTATCCTGTAGTGATTCCTGATGCTTTACTTCTTCCAGATATTAGAAAGTTGAATGGTTGTGCCAAGTACATCCTTTTTAGGATTATTGGTCTATCCAAACGTTGTGAGAATAAGCAAGTCAAGCTCTCTAACTCTCTTCTCAAGTATGAAATGGGGTATACATCAGAAGCTGTTAGAAAATCTTTTCGAAGATTAGAAGCTCTTAAGTTAATTTCTGTTGAAAGAAAAGATGGATGCAGACGCGTTATTAACGTGCTTTTTGATATTGCATCTTTAAAAACTCAGCATTCTTCAGAAGAAAATAAAACTATACAACAAAACGACACAGTTAATAATAAAACTATACAACAAAATAGCACCCCAACAGAACAACACACCCAACAGAGCGACACAGTTAATACAACAAAACAACACAGTTCTGTACAACAAAACGACATACATAAGTATGAATATAAGAAAGAAGAGATAGATATATATAGGGAGAGTATTTATAAAAAAATTTTAAATGATCTATCTGATGGATCAATTTCAAAAATCTTTATGCATGATCCTGCAACTGGTGATCAACTGGATTCATATATACCTTTCAACTATGACCCTAAAGAGGCTGTTGATAGTGAGGGTAACTGTCTCTTTACGCAAGAGCCTTTAGATCCTGAAGGGTATAACCTGGCTCAATGGATGGCTACTAATATCACGTACTTAGGAGAGCTGTGTCTTATGGGTAAGTATGGCGATGAGTGTTTTCCTATTTATGCTGAGTCACTGCTTAAACGCTGGAACCCTAAGAAGGCGCCATTAGGTAAATTCCTGAATATTGCTGTTCCTAATGACTTTAAAGGCTTTAAACCTAGAGTTATTGATTATGTTGAGCAGTATCTTGGTGAGAATGTTGTTTTTCCTACTATAAAGAAAATCATTAAACAGCGTACCAGCCCTTCTAAAGTGCTTGAAGTTTTATTCAATGACTACCCTCAGTATTTTAGTGCTGTTAAGCATGATATGGATTTTGGAAGGTATATCTATCGTCTCATGTACGAGGTTATAAAAGGTGATTGTGAAGACGTCTATACACCTTATGACTCTAACCGCGATTTTCCTACTGATGAAGAAAGAGCGTTTGACTGGGGTCAACAGTGGTTTGATGCGTGGTCAACTGATCCTCAATGCTTAAACAAAGAGGCTCAGGAAATAGCTTTGGGAATTAAACCATTGCATAAAGAATTATATGGTAAAGAGGTGATGTTTGATGCCTTCTTCGATTAGTTTACCTTCCAATGATGAGTTGGAAGTGATCTTGGAGCACCTTGATGCCAATAACCGTGATACATGGGTAATGGTGTTTAATGCTTTGGGTAAAGATTACCCTAACAACGAAACAGTTTTTAAGATTGCTCAAGCATGGGCATCTCATGCGTCTAACCGCAAAAAGGAAGACGAAAAGCATGAGAGAAATGAGTTTTTTAAGAGTAATCATATTGCTGGTATTGGTGCGATTATTACTGCAGCACAAGCAAATGGTTACAAGCGTGTAATTCAAAAAGAAGAGAAAACAGGAAAGCTTAATAAGAATGTTGAGATTAAAAAAGAGCCTTCTGCTGTCACTAAACCACGAAATGAAGAAGACATAAGCGACTATGATAAATGCGCCTCAGAAGGCTCTTATATTATAAGAGCTTTGTTGTATTCCTTTCAAGACGAGGAACGTCAGATCTTCCTGTCTGATTTGGGCTCTGATATCCATTTCTTTGTTCAGGAACAACAAAAGATTGTGGAGACTGTCAGAAAGTTCTGCTATGCCCATAAATGGGACTACAAAACCTTTATCTCATGGGCAAAAGATGAGAGCATCAAAGAGAGTGACATCAAGAAGATTATCAGCAATTCAACAGCATGTTCTTATGACGATGTTATCAAGCATTACAAGGAGATGCGTGATATTGGCGTTCGTCTTATCATCGTTGAACGCGCTCAAAAACTTATTGAAGATGCCAGAGCTAAAAAGCCTATTGCAGAGTTAAAAGAGGCTGTAACTTCAATTGAACGTGATACCAGTTTAGAGCTTAAAAAAGACATTTTAAGAAAGAATGAAATTGCTCGTGCAGCTTTTCAGGAAGTTGCAGAACTGTCTAATCCAGCAACAAGAAAAAAGCTGTATGTGACAACAGGGTATAAAGCCTTTGATGAGCGCTTTAACGGCTTTAGACGTGGTGAAACTTCTATCATCTGTGCTTACTCAGGTGCAGGTAAGACATGGTTAGGCTGTGAAATTGCAAGACGTACAGCTTTAGCTGGTCTTAAGGTTGCCATGTTCTCAGCTGAAATGAGCGCGCAGTCTATTTCATTCCGTATGATGTGCACCGACCAGAATATCACACAAAAACAAATCATGAATGGCTATCCTGTTGAGCAGAACTTAAAAGCCTTTGAAGATACCATCTCTAAGAGCGGTTTAACTATCATGGCGGGCCGTGGTATGTCAATTTATGACGTTGAGAATGAGGTTAAACGTCTTGTGTACTCAGGTGGTCTTGATCTTTTAATTATTGATTATTTCCAAATTCTGGAGATGAAATATCGAGGTGAGATGTGGGAGCGCAACAAGGCCATGATGCAACGCTTAGTAAGGCTGTCTGAGCAGAACAATCTTGCAACTCTTGCATTCGTTCAGTTAAGCCGTCCTGTTTCTAAAAAGAACGGGACGAGTAACAAACCAACTATGTATGACATTGCCGGCGGTTCAGGTATTGTTCATGATGTAGCTCTGTCTCTAATCATGATCCCTGAAACAAATAACGGCACCAAAGATATAACTCGCTTTCAGATTGATATTGCTAAAAGCCGTTACTGTCAGGCTGGTGAAAATGAATTTACAGCAATCAGAACTGCTGGCGGTGGTTTTAATATCATCAAAAATACTGAACCCACAGTATTGATTAACCGCGGTGTTTCAATGCAGCCAAATACCAGCAATGTAAATCTGATACACAAAATACCGCTTCAGAGATAGGAGGTAATGCAATGATTTATATGAAAGACATCATGATCAATGAGCCTGGAATTGATGAAATCTCAGGGGAGCTTATCACTAAGCAAAGACCAATGAATGAGCGTGACCTTACCTCTGCCCTCCACAAAACAGCTGATGGTTTAGCTTCAATAGGGTGGACGGTGATTCCATCTCATTTCAAAGCTCCTAGTCTCAGAAAATGGAAAGAACCATCAAAAGAACAGCTATTAACATGGGCGCATGAAGATATAAACAGCGGTCGTTGTAATTCACTCAATCTGCGTTTGGGTGACAGCCATGTATGTGCTTTAGACTGTGACTTTTACGATGATGTAACTATGAAGAACTTTATGAACCTTCTAACTTCAGAAAAAATTCTTCCTGAGTTCTATACTGTCTGTGGCGGTAAAGGCGGAAAAATCTTTTTCAGAGTTAAGAATATTCCTGAAGGCAAACCACTACCTCGCGTTTTAGGCCCGCAGCCTTTAGTACCAAAGAAAAACGGCGCTCTGGTTAAATATGCTTTAGAGTTAAAGTCAGACGTAGCTACAGTATTTGGTGCATATTCAATTCCTGGCACTCTATACTCTGAATATCCTGGCACCAAGTTTGTGATTTACTTTAAACCTGACGATCTGCCTGAGATTGATTATCTGGAGCTACAGCATATTGCGACTATGTATATTGCCACTTTAAAGAGTATGGCGGTTAAGAAGTATATGCCAATTCCTCTTGCATGGGATGAGGAAGTCGAGAAGTTGAAAAGCCTCATTGCCCTTGATGAGCTATGCAACATGGATAGCATGTATGAATACGATTTGTATGACATGATTATTGCTGCAGGGGACGAGCATCTGCTTCCTGCAGTAATGTTGTTTGATAACGTTCTTCCTGAAGACAAGAAAAAAGAAGTCGATGAACGTTTCATTAATACTGTCAAATACATGCGTGATTTGGGCTATAACGAAGATACATTAAGAGCTTATGCTATTCAGGTTAACAGCTTTTATGCTGATTTTAAAAACTGGATGTTAACTTATCTGCAGAACTATGGCCAGAGCTATTCATACAGTGAAGGAGTTCAGTCAATATTTACAAAATACAAGCTGATTAAGGACAGTGTGGACTATGGTGCTTATTGATCTGACTTTACCGCCTTCAGCTAATCAGAGACTGATACCATACGTTATCAATATGACACGCAGAATTATTGGTATTAAAGATTCACCTAAGTATCGTGAATGGATGGAGCTTGAAGCACGAAAGATTAAGAATGAAATTCAAGCGCCGTATGCTGAGCCTGTTTATGTGTATATGGAAATTACTTTTCCTGACAGGCGCAAGAGAGATTTAGACAATATGGCCAAACCTGTATGTGATGTGTTAAAGCTTGCAGGTATTTATGATGATGATTCGTTAATTGAGTTTTTGATCTGCAGACGTTTGTCACCAAACAAAAAATTAGCCGGTATTCGTGTTGGTGTTTGGACAGTATCAGAGCATAATTCTTTGAAGGATTGGAGTTTGGAAAATGCTGACTAAAGAAATTCTTGACGCACTGGATGATGATTATGCTTTTGAGCGTCTGTTAGATTCTTATGGAGTATGGACAAGGATCAACAGAGGCTGTCCATCAGCTGGTACTGTTCCTACAGAGCATGGTTATGCTGCTATCACTGAGGAGAGTGCAGAGATCATAGCATCAGTTACCTGTGAATTTAAAAAAGAACGTCCGGGGCTGTACAGATTCTTTCACTGGTATTATCACAAAGGACAGGATGCAGGAGATATCAGGTCATTCTGTAAGGGTATATCCATCCAACGTGCCAAACATCGCAGATTGACCGTTTTTGAGGCCCATCCGTGGAATGTTGTAAGGTACATGACGATAGCAATGATCAATCAGAAGATCTTTGATTCAAGAGACTGGATGAGAGACAAATTAAAGCAAATGAGGGGTGAGTAAGTGAGAAGCTTTACATATCAGGGGGTTGAGTACAGGTCTATGTTTGAATGCTGCAAAGCTCTGAATATCTCGTATCAGAAGGTAAGGCGCTTATGTCGTCATTACAAACGCGCTCATGATGATCCTGCTCAGGCTGTTCGCTGGTGTCTTGGTGTGGATAAGCTGTCACATCTTGAACCAAAGACACTGCAGTATGCTCAAGATCTTGAGAAGAGCTACGACAGACAGGAGAAATTCAAAGACAGAATTTATCAGAAGGTTGTGGAGAGTTTCTGACTTGTCCTAAGCTATCCTAACTTATATTTTCTTATCCTAATATATTGACATTTTTATTTTTTGTTGTAAGCTTCAAGTAAATAAAGTTTCAGACCTCGACATTAGTCCTCTCACTCTCAGAGAAGTGACGAAGTCGAGGTCTTATAGTATGTGGAATATTGTTTTATGGACAAAATCAGAACAGCTATTCTTGTAGATGGTGGATTTTACAGAAAAAGAGCAAAATCTTTATGGGGAGAAAAGTCTGCAAAAGAAAGAGCTAAAGAGCTTGAATCTTATTGTCATAAACATGTAGCTAATTCATATCTGTACAGAATTTTTTATTATGATTGTCCATGGCTTACAGATAATATTTTTAATCCTATTACAGGAAAGACTGTTAATTTCAGAAAGTCAGACGTATTTAAGTGGACAGAAGCTTTTTATGATGAATTAAAGCATAGAAGAAAGTTTGCTTTACGTATGGGAAGGTTATCTGAAGCTCCTCAGTATGTTTTGAAAGAGGATGTTTTAAAGAAACTCTTTAGAGGAGATAAAAATTTTTCTGAGTTAACTGAAGACGATTTAAGACTAAATGCAAAACAGAAGGGTGTTGATATGCGCATTGGCATTGACATTACTTCCTTGGCTCTAAAAAAACAAGTTGATCAGATTATCCTTATTGCTGGTGATAGTGATTTTGTTCCTGCTGCAAAATTAGCAAGAAGAGAAGGCATTGATTTTGTTCTTGATCCTCTCTGGCATCCTGTCGCAGATGATTTATTTGAGCATATTGATGGATTACAATCATTTAATAATCCAGGTAAAACAAACAAAGAAGCAAAACAAGATGTTTCACAAGGTACTGTGACAGCATGAAATAAGGCGCGGGTGGCAAGACGCCCGAAATTCGTCTAGCTACATAGATTTTAAAAATATGGCTGCCATCCTCATAACAGACAGCTATAATCCCTAAAAATACTACTTTATTCTTTAAAATCAAATAGATAAAAAGATCGTTTATTGGTCGTTAATAGATCGTTTTTTTAAGAATATACTATAAAACAATTAGAGTGAAAAAGTACGTATTGAACATCGGTGCTTTCCTCTTCCTCATAGATTATCCTAATTTGTCAACAATAAAGCTCTCAAAAAATTGAGGGCTTTTTTTATTTCTTATGTATAAACATTTAACCCCAGAAGTCATTTATTTGATGATTGGTACAGCTTGCTCTTTTGTCATGGCATATCTACGCTCTACCAAGCGCAAATTCATGGCTAAGATTTGTGAAGCACTGACATGCTCTATGCTCTCATCTGCACTTATCTTAATTTCAGAGTATTACTTTAAGTGGCCTCTGGAGTTAGGTGTTGCAATTGGTACATTCGTAGGCTTCTTGGGCAGTGACTATATCTCTTTAAAGATTAAACAAGTTATTAACTTGAAAGTTGAGGGTAAATCAGATGATGAAAGTAAGTAGTCATGGTATTGCTCTTATAATGAATTTTGAAGGATTAAGAACTGCTGCATATAAGCCTGTATCAAGCGAAAAAGGATGGACAATTGGCTACGGTCATCATGGCCCAGACGTTAAGCAGGGTATGGTATGTACTGAGCAGTGGGCGTATGAGCAGTTACAGCGAGACCTAAGACAGGTTGAGCATCAGCTGATTTCAGCCTTAAATGCCGATGAGATTGAAGTCACACAGTGTCAGTTTGATGCGCTGTGCTCTCTTTTGTTCAATTTATCAGGTGGAATTTTCAAACTTGTAAGATTCAAGCTGTGGGCAAAACTCAAGGCCGGTGACGTTGAAGGCGCTGCACATGAGTTTCTTGATATCAACAAAGCAGGTGGCGTTGAAGTTGAAGGGTTAACCAGGCGCAGAAAAGCAGAAGCTAAATTATTTCTTTCTTAGTCTAAAAATGTCAAAAAGAAGCTCACAGAAATGTGGGCTTTTTTCGTTCCTGGAGTTTCCCAATGTTATCCATTAAGAATACATTGATTGCTAGTGCATTAGCTTTTGCTGTCGGTTTTCTGACCGGCTATTCGGCAAGAGACGATCAGGCAGAAATTGAACGTCTGAACGTTGCGAAATATGCACTGGAGCAAGAAAAAACTAATCTGATTCAACAGTTGGAGGTTGAACATGAGCACCAGAATACAGCGCAAATCAATGCAGCAAAAACGCAGGAAGACCTGGATGATCTTGAAAAACGTTATGCTAGTGCTATCGATGAACTTAATGCTATGCAGTTGCAGTTCTCAGAGTACACCGATTCCGACACAGCAACACTGTCCAAAGATGCCTCCGCTTCCGGATCAGTTCAAGAAGACAAATGTAAATGCAGTGGAAAAGACAAAAGAGCATTTCAGAAGTTACTTAATGACCAGATGATTGTTGCAAGGGACTGCGACATCAACGCTACTTACCTCAACAATCTGATTGAGTGGTATGGCATGATTTCTCAGAAGTTAAATGTAAAGGAATAAGTCAAATGAAACTTCTAACAATATGTTATACAGTGATTAAACTGGCTATTTATCCAGTCTTTTGTGCTGTCGTAAGTGTTGTGATTTACTCTTTATATAAAAATGGTCTTCCGGACCTAATTTCCTTAGCTTATTCTGGAGAAACAACTAACATTTATACTGTGCAGGTAGATTCCTTTTTGATAGTGCTATTTGTGGCATTATCATTCTTCTGTCTTGGAATTCTTGCTGTTGCTGTGTCTCGTCTTGTTTATGAATTTCTTGTTGTACGCTCTGTTCGTAAACTGTTTGACCGTATTGATAAATCTCAGAAATTCCATAAATAAGTCCGTTAATTGCAAGACCTATTAGAAGATCTTTAATAATTACCTGGTATAGAGGTTTAGGCTTTGTATTCTTTGCAACGACATTTAATTGATTGGATATATTCTTAAGTTCTGCTTTGATAGCAATAGGATCTAAATCTGCAAAACTAATCAGGGTTTGAGTTGATTCCTGTATTGATAACTTTTGCGTTGCATTATCAAAGTCTGTTTTGGATTTGTCGTCAAGAGATTCAACTTTTTCATAACCTTTAACAATACATTGAAAATCTTCTTTCTTTAACCGTTTTATTTCAGAACAGAGTTCATTCTGAGAATTGGTATCTAACGTATTGATGATTGAAGATATTGAAGAAAAGTATTTAGCATGTTGAGCAAACTGAACTGCAGCTTTAGCCAGGGAAGGAGAAACAAGTTCTTTTACAGACATAGCCAATTTTATCGATGGTTCCAGGGCAGGATCAATGCTTAAGGTTAGATTGTTCTGATTCATAAAATATCCTTGTATATAAAAAGTCTAAGCACAGATGATTGTTGCAGATTGTCTGTGCTTTCTAATTCTTAATATATGCCTAATTTATTTTTAAAACCATGTCAATATGCCGGATGCAGAGAATATGCAGTTAAAGGTTCAGCATACTGTAGAGAACATCAAACAAAAGTATCAAATGAGTTTGATAAACATCGAGGCTCTTCAAGAGAAAGAGGATATACAAGTAAATGGGAGAAGTTCAGAAAGACATTTCTTGCTGAGCATCCTCTATGCGTTGAATGTCTCAAACACGGCAGAATCAAACCAGCTACAGATGTTGATCATATAGTTCCTCACAAAGGCGACATGAATAAGTTCTGGAATTTAAAGAACTTACAGGCTTTATGTCATGAATGCCACAGCAGAAAGACAGCAATTGAAGACAGTAACTTTCTCAAGACCCGTAGGGGGAGTTAAAAAAGTTCATACACAAGAATGTAACCGCCCCGTTAGTTCTTTACACACGCGTGCAAAATGGGAGTAATTTACTTGTTGATTTATAGAAAAAATATTCAAGTGTATAAAGATAGGTAAAAAAATAATGGCAAGACCAAGAAAACCAACTGCAATTAAAAAACTGCAGGGAACCTTACAGCCTTGTCGAACAAACTTAAATGAGCCTAAACCTCAGACAGACATCAAAGTTGTATCAGCTCCGTCATGGCTTAATGATGTAGCAAAGCAACATTGGGATTTTGCAATATCACAGATGCCTGACGGAATGGTTTCAAGCCTAGATTACACTGTTTTTGCGATGTGGGCTGACACAGTGTCTAAGATCCTTGAGTTAGAAGCGATACTTCAACATGAAGGTTTAATGCTTACAGACGAAAAAACAGGCAAACGTGTTGTAAACCCCGTACTAAAACAGCAAAACGAGCTGAAATATATTTTAAAGAATTATCTGACCGAGCTTGGGTTTACTCCTGCATCTCGCTCGAAAGTATCTATAACAAAGTCAGATTCAGATAACAAGAATAGCTTTCTTGATTTATAGTCTATGCAGAAACGTGATTATATCGCCATCGCTAATGGCTATATTAACGACGTACTGGCTAAGAAGATCCCTGCTTGTCGTTATGTTATTGAAGCATGCAAGAGACAGAAGAACGATCTTAAAAGAAAACGCTGGCAGTATCACTTTGATGTAAATCTTGCATCAAGACCTTGTCGGTTTTCTGAAATGCTCTGTCACGTAAAAGCTGAAAAAGCTGGTCAAAAGATAGTACTTGAGCCATGGCAGATCTTTATTCTTACCACAGTATTCGGCTGGGTTGATGATAACAATCTCAGGCGTTATCAGAGAGCATATATTGAAGTCCCAAGAGGTAACGGCAAGTCAACTTTATTAAGCTGCATCGGTTTATTCATGATGTGTGCTGACAATGAAATGGGTGCTGACTGTTACTCATTTGCAACAACTCGCGATCAGGCAAAGATTGTTTTTAATGATGCTCAGGCAATGGCTCGTAAAAATCCTGATTTGCGTGCAGCATACGGATTGAATGTTCTAGCTCATTCAATGGTCATTCCTGGTACTAATTCAAAGTTTGAAGCAAAGTCAGCAGACGGTAAAACCCTTGACGGTTTGAATACCCATTGCGCAATTATCGACGAACTTCATGCACATAAAACTCGTGAAGTGTATGACGTTGTCGAGACTTCAATCGGTAAGCGTACACAGCCAATTATGTGGATGATTACCACAGCAGGATTTCTGATTAACGGTATCTGCTACGAGATAAGACGGTACGTTGAAAAATTGTTAAATACTTCCGTTGTAGATGATACTCATTTCGGCATTATCTATACGATTGATGAAGGCGACGACTGGAGAGAAGAAAGCTCACTGCAAAAAGCTAATCCTAACTGGAATATATCAGTGATGCCCAAGGCGGTATTATCGACTTTGCGCAAAGCCATGGAGAATCCCAGCTCAGAAAATAACTTCAAAACAAAGCACCTTGATATATGGTGCAACGCTGACACTGCTTTTCTGCAGATGAACAAATGGCGAAAAGCTATCAGAACAGATGTAACTCTTGATGATTTTGAGGGATGTCACTGCATTTATGGCCTTGACCTTGCAGCTAAAACAGATATCACAGCTTTAGTGCGACTTTTCTGGAGAGAAGAGAGTGATGGCAAGGTTCACTTCTATGTTTTTCCTGAGTTCTGGCTACCTGAAGATAGAATAAACAGTTCTACAAATTCACAATATCAAGGCTGGGTTAAACAGGACTTAATCCATGTCTCCGATGGTTCTATTAATGATTTAGAGCTTATTCAAGATTATATCAAAGAAGATGCCCAGCATTATGACACTTTAGCAATAGCTTTTGATCCTTGGCAGGCATATCAGTTAGCTTCTAACCTTGCTAATGAAGGTTTGACCATGGTTGAGATTAAGCCTACCGTTCAGAACTTCAGCGAAGCTATGAAAGAAATGCAGGCTTTGATTTATCAGAAACTGTTACACACTGATGGAAATCCTGTTCTTGAGTGGATGGCCTCGAACGTAGTCGCACATTTAGATGCCAAAGATAATATTTATCCAAGAAAAGAAAACCCAGAGAACAAAATTGATGGCATTGTAGCGTTAATCATGGCTTTACGACAGGCTATTTTTATGCAGGTTTCAACAGATTATCTTGAAGGCAGTTTAAATATCGACTTAGCTTATTAGATTTACAGGTAAAAAAATATGAATGTTTTTAAATGGTTGACAAATTGGGGTGGCACTACAGGTGATCACTCTGGCTGGCAGAATAACAGCCCTATGGTGCCAATCGTTGAAGGAACAAATGCATATTCACCGGATATGGCTCTACAGATTCCTACTGTATGGGCTTGTATTGATCTTTTAAGTCACACTATTGCATCTCTGCCTTGTGATGTATTTATTGTTGACGGTAAAGGTAATAAGAACGCTGATACCAAATGCAATCTTAATTATATTCTGTCAGAGTCACCAAACGCTGATATGACTCCGTATGAGTTCTTTTCTGCAATGGTTGTTAATTACTGTCTGCATGGTAATGCTTATGCGTTAATCTCCAGATGGACAGGAGACAAAAAAGGACAAGTAAAGGGCATATATCCTCTGTCTTCAGAGCAGATGCAGATTTACAGAGATCCTTCAAATGGTCAGTTAATTTATCGTTATCTTGATAAGAACGACCATTATCAGGACTATAAATCATCTGACATACTGCATTGGAAATGCATGGGTAACGGCATTACCGGTCTAAAGAAGTTGGATTTTATGAAAATTTCTTTGGCTGAATCTAACTTTGCTCAAAGAACTGCTGTATCAGTTTTCAACAAAAAAGGAAAAATGAGTGGCATTCTGACTACTCCTAAGATTTTAACCGACAAACAAAAAGGTGAAATTGCCGATCAATTTCAAAAGATGAGGAATGATGACAAGATACCTGTATTACCTGCAGATATGTCTTTTCAGCAACTAAGCCTTAATCCTGCCGAACAGCAATTATTAGATACACGTAAATTCAGTGTCGAAGAAATCTGTCGCTGGTTTGGAGTTCCATCTGCTCTTGTCAATTCAAGCGGTGGAGCACCAGGGTCAAACATTGAACAGGTTACGGCAAACTTTTACAAGTCAACCATTCTGCCCATGATTATAAGCCTTGAACAGGCAATCATGAAGCGTGTCCCATGTGTTGAAGAACGATACAACCATGCTGTTAAATTCCGTCTGTCATTTCTTAACCGTGCTAATGATGAGGCTCGCAGTCGCATTGCAGCAACTGCAGTGCAGAACGGCTGGAAGACACGTAATGAAGTCCGCGTTGAAGAAGGCTTACCACCAGTTAAAGACGGTGATACTTTGACAGCTCAGAGTAATTTATTTCCTCTTGAGCAGTTAGGCCAGGCTGATGCGTCTCAGGTATCACAGACACCAATTACAGAAAACCCTACTAAACAGTAAGGAGTAAATAAATGAAATTCAATAAGAGTGCCAAAGAGTCACAACTTGAAATCTCTGATGAAGGCATCATTGAAGGATATGCTTCAGTATTCAATGGTGTTGATTCGTACGGCGATACCATTGCGCCTAAAGCATTTGATCATGTAATTACAAAAGGCGACTTACCTACAATGCTGTATGGTCATGATTCAATGTCTGTGCCTATTGGCAAATGGACAGAGATGTCAGTTGATGATGTAGGCTTAAAAGTTAAAGGACAGCTGAATTTAAATAACGCTAAAGCAAAAGAAGTTTTTGACGCAATTAAGTTTGGCTCGCTGACCGGTTTATCAATCTGCTTTTCATGTTCCGAAGAAGGCTGTGAACAAAAAGATCCTGATGATTTGTATAGTGGTTGCTTAATTAAGGCAATTGACAGGCTTTATGAGATTTCAGTTGTAAATCTGCCTGCCGATGACAATGCAAGAATTTCAAGTTATAAGTCAGCAGATTTTAATGACTGTAATGATATTAAAGGTTTTGAGAAATGTCTGCGTGATGCTGGCTTTTCTCGCTCAAAGGCTAAAGAGATTATATCTGTAGCCAAACGTGTGCTAAATCAGTGTGATGCTGACAGAGAAACACACGATCACGTAGACAATGACATTGATGAACGTATCAAGTCAATTTTCATGAAATACAGGAAATAAAAAATGGAAAATAACGATATTTTAAAGGGTCTTGAGACCATAGATGCAAAAATCGAGGATGTAATCTCCGATAATAAAGCGTCAAAATCAGCTATTGAGGCAGAGATTAAACGTATTGGTGATGAACAGGTCAAGCTAGCAAAAGCCTTAGCAGACACAGCACAGAAATCTGTTGAAGTTCCAGCAGAGACAGCATCTCCTTCACTAGGGCAGGCATTTACAAAGTCTGCAGCATTTGAGAATTTTAGTAATAATCGAAAAGCATTATTTACTTTTGAAAAGAAAGCTGACACTAATGCTGCAACTTCAGATTATGGCAATATTCCAGCCTACAGAAAGCCTGGTATGGTTGTTTCTCCAGAAGCTCCATTGATTATTGAGAACTTATTCCCTCATGTGCCTGTAACTTCAAATTCAGTTGAATACGTCAAGGAAGGTTCATTTACAAACAATGCTGCACTTGTAGCTGAAAAGAATGATAAACCTGAATCTGTATTCGGGGCTACTTCACTTGCAACTGCAAAGATTGTAACTATTGCCCACTGGACAAGAATCACAAATCAGCTTGCAGCAGACGCTCCAGCTTTGGCTGCTTATATTGAGCAGAAGATGCAGTACGGTTTACAGGCTCGTGTTGATTCTCAGCTCGTTACCGGTACAGGCGGATCAACTGAACTTGAAGGTTTACTCCACGCTGGTAATTACAATGATCCTGTAACAGGCAAGCAGATTGTAGCTAAAGATTTTGCAGCAGATTCAACTCTGTTTGACTTCGTATTAAAGAATAAGGCAGAGCTTGAGGGTAGATACATTACTCCAGAAGTGATCCTGTTAAATCCATCTGATTGGACAAAGCTTGCAATGTTAAAAGACGGTCAGAAGCGTTACATTCTAGGTGGTCCTCAGTCTGTTGCCACTAAGTCATTATGGGGTATTCCTGTTGTAACTTCTGCATCTGTAACTGCCGGCAAGTATATCTTAGGCAACATCTCTTTAGGTGCCACTGTATACGACAGACAGGCTCTAAACGTTGCAATGTCAGATTCAGACAATGTTAACTTCACTCAGAACTTAATCACTATCAGAGTTGAGCGCCGTTTAGGCGTTGCTTACGAGATGCCACAGGCAATTAACGGTGGTGATTTTGCTATTCCTGCAACCGCATAATTTAGCTTGTAGTCAGCATTGGGGGCATATGCCCCCTTTTTTATAGGATTTTTTAATAATGTCTCTTTACACTCCAAGCCCAATAACTGATATCTCTCAGACTCCATGCACTCTTGAAGAGGCTAAAACTCAGTTAAGGGTTGATGATACATTTGAAGATGATCTTATTCGTAATTACATTATTGTAGCTACAGAACAGGCAGAGCAGATTTTACAGAGAGAAATTATTAAAAGATTCGATGATGAGGCTGTGTCAACTTTATCCCCAAATGGGGATATTCCATTAACTGTTAAGCAGTTTATTTTATGCCTTGTAGGCGATTTATACGCACACAGAGAGCTGTCAGAGCAAGCTACATATAGTACCTTTCACAAGCACCTTCTTGATCCTTATATTAAATATATTCGAGAGGATGAGTAATGAGCGTATCAATTCCCACCGCTGGAGAATTAAGGCACAGAGTCAGCATATATTCTCGAATTGATCATCCTGTTAACGGTCATGAAGTTGAGAGTATTGATGAGCTTATATGTACAGTGTTCTGCAAAATTGAACCTACAGGCTCAATGTATTTCAATAATATTCAGACAGAGAACAAAACTACACACCGTTTCTGGTTCCGTTCTGTTAAAGGAATGACAGATGCAAGAAGTTTAAGCCGAAGTATTCTGATAAAAGAAGGCGATATTACATATATTCCTATCAGGGTAACACAGTGCAATGGTCAGAACTTTTTTACCATGGTTGAAGCTCGTGAACTCGGTGATATTCAAAGCGAAACTGTAAATGCTAACAATATGGCAGGACTAGCAGATGGGTGAGTTCTTTCATGTTGGTGTAAAAATGCCAAAAGGCCTTGATGTCATGGATTTTGACAGAAAAATCGTAATGACAGGACTTAAGAAGGCATCCAAAATCGTACAGCAGCAGTCTAAAAAACTGATTTCATCAAAGGGCCCTTCAAAAGCTGGCGAATATCCCGGACGTAATACAGGACGTATGAGACGTCATGTTCGTATTAAAAATTCTAAAAGAAAAGATCATCTGTGGTCACGTGTACAAGTATCAACGATTGAAGACAGTTTCTTTTATCCTGCGGTTTTAAATTATGGTCGAAAAGACGGACGACTTAAACCAAGAAAAAACTTCATTGAAACAGCAACGACCCAGAACGAAAAACAAATAAAAGAAATCATAGACAGCGCTATGACAGAGGGCATAAAAATTTGGAGAAAATAGGATGCGAGTCAGCTCAACTATCAAAGCTTTAAGAGAGCGATGCCCATCACTTAGCAAACGTGTCTATGGGGCACTTCAATGGGTCAGTCTGTCAGTTGTTCACCCTGAGAAACTTCCATGTGCTTATGTATTTACCCAGTCAGAAGATCCTAAAACCCTACAGAGTTCAGAAAACTCATATAAGCAGTTAATAACAGCGACTATAGCTGTGGTTCTATGTGTTCCTAGTCTTGATGTTCGAGGACAGGAAGGCGCAGACAAAATTGAAGATTTAAAAGATGAGGTTTTCAAAGCTTTGTTAGGTTGGGCTCCTAATGGCGATCCTCAGTGTGTATATGAATACGCAAATTACAGAGTTATTGATACATCATCCACTCCCGCCATGTGGTGTGTACAGTTAGAGTTCACAGTAGAGTACATGCTTGATACGGATGATACATATATCAAGACAGAACATGAGAATTTAGGCAATTTTGACAAGTTTTATGCTGATGTAGACAAAATTGAATCTGATAAGCCGGATGGAAATATAGATGCAAAACTCAGACTTACAGGGCTTACAGAAGGTAAGGCTAAATCGGAGCCACAAGATCAAACTATTTATAAAGATTTATGGTAACTAAACCAAGGAGAAGACAATAATGTCTGTTTCATTTAATTACGTACCTTCAAATGTACGAGTTCCTTTGTTCTACGCAGAAGTAGACAATTCAATGGCAAATACCGCAACAGCAGAGAAGAAGAGCCTTTTAATCGGTTCAATGTCTTCTTCTGGAACTGCAACAGCAGGTGTTCCTACATTAATCACCTCAACTGAACAGGCAAAAACAAAGTTTGGTCGTGGTTCGCCTTTAGCTTTAATGGCAGAGGCATTCCGTAATCAGAATGGTACAGGAGAATTATGGTGTTTACCTGTAGACATTAAGTCATCTACAGCATCAACAGGCTCAATTACCGTTAAAGGAACAGCAACAGAGAGCGGAGCAGTCTATCTGTATATTGGTTCTCAGCTCGTATCAGTTGCATGTTCTGCAGGAACAACTGCAAATGAAGTCCTAACTGCATTAACTCAGGCAATCAATGCAGATAAAGATTTACCCGTTACAGCTGAAAAGAATGATGAAGATAGTGTAATCACTATTACAGCTAAAGTAGCTGGCATTACTGGAAATGAAATCAGATTGGATAAGAACCTTCAGGGCGACGTTGGTGGAGAATCTGATCTTGCAGGCATTACTCTTACTATCGATGATATGAAAAATGGTTCTGGTGAGCCTGATTATAAAGAAGCTTTTAAGGCTGTTGCATCAGAAACATTCTGGTTTATTGGAATTGAAAATAATTCTGCTACAGCGCTTGATGCTGTAAAAACCGAGATGAATGATTCCACCGGACGTTGGTCATATGCAAAAATGCAGTATGGTCATGTGTTTACAACCCTCAGAGGTAATACTGAAAGCTTAGTTACTTTTGGTAATACTCGCAATGACCAGCATACCACAGTATTCGGCATTGAAGAGAAGAATGCAGAACCTGCATATATTGTGACAGGCGCTGTTTTAGGTCGTATTGCCGGATTTATTACTAATGATCCTGCCCGTCCTGTACAAACCGGTGAACTGAACGGCTTAATGCAACCAAGTATGGAAAAGCGTTTTAATTTTAATGATAAAAATACTTTACTCCATAATGGAATCGCAACAATTTATTATCAGTCAGGCACTGTAATGATTGAGCGCGCAATCACCACATATCAGGTTAACAAGTTCGGTGATGCAGATAATTCATATCTTGATATCACAACTCTGTATACATTAGCAGAGATCATTACCCGTCTTAAGGGCGTTATTACCTCAAAATATGCACGCCATAAGCTAGCAAATGACGGTACCAGATACGGCGCAGGACAGGCTATTGTTACCCCTTCTGTAATTCGTTCAGAGCTGATTGCTCAGTATTCAGCCATGGAACGTGACGGCCTTGTTGAGAATGCTGAACTGTTCGCTAAGAATCTGATTGTAGAGCGTAATACTTCAGATGTTAACCGTCTTGATGTGCTGTTGCCTCCTGATCTTGTTAATCAGCTTCGCATTTTTGCGTTACAGGCTCAGTTCCGTTTACAGTATTCTGATTAAGAGGAGATTTTTTAAATGGGTAAAAAATTTGCGGGCACCTGTTACATTAAAGCTAACGGTGCTCAGTTATCTGTTGAAGGTTCAGTCGAAATACCTTTATTAAAAACAACCAAAGAAAAGAAAGTAGGTTCTACAGGTGTGGCAGGATACAGTGAGACTAATATAGCTCCATATGTTAAATGTACTGCATTTCTTGAGCCTGACTTTGATATTGATGCACTGTCTGGCAATGATATGACAATTACTGCAGAGCTTGCTAATGGTTGGGTATACACCTTAAATGGTGCATGGCTTGAAGGTGAAGTTGTAGCTAATTCGTCAGACGGTACTGTGTCATTAGAGTTTACAGGCCTTGATGGTCACTTACAGCGTTAGGAGAGAACTAAATGAAATCAGTTGCAGAAACCTTAAAATTATCAGTGCCTATTGAGATGGGCACTGAGACTGTATCTGTTTTAGAGTTCAGAAAGCCTAGTGTTGGTGATATTCGCAGAATTGGTTATCCCATCTTTTTTACTTCAGAAGGCGATCTGAAATTTAATCCTGATATTGTTGCAAAGTATATTTCTACTCTTGCTTCAATACCTCCATCAGCTGTAGATAAGATGTCAATTCCTGATTTCACTGCAGCAGTAGGTGTTGTAACCGGTTTTTTCGGAAGTGGGGATTAAGCCCAAGAACGGAAAAGCAATTTATTGACTGTATCTATTCGACTGCGTATTTCTGGCATCTGTCACCGCTTGATATTGAACAACTTGATGTTGAGCGGTTTGAAGAAATGGTTATACAGTCGAATCGTATTGCAGATGAGATTAATTCACAAAGGAAATAAGAATGGCATCAGCAAATATCAAAGAGTTTAAGGCTCTTTTTACTGTAAGTGATAAAGCTTCACCACAGTTAAAAAAATTAAAGAGTTCTTTTAAAAACTTTGAAAAGGCATCACAGGCTTTTGCATCTAATGCTTCAAAGTTAGGTGCATTAACTCTTGTACCGCTTGCTGGTGCTTTTACTGCAGTAAGTGCAACTGTTAAGAGCTCAATTAGTACATTTACTGATTATGGCTCTTCAGTGAAAGATGCTGCAATAAAACTTGGTACCACCACTGATGCTGTTCAAACTTTAAGACATGCTGCCCAAATGGCTGGCTCTTCAACAGAAGCTCTTGATCAGGGCATGGTTATCTTTAATAAGAATTTAGCTAATGCAGCACAGGGCAAGAACAAAGCCTTAGTTGAAATGTTCCAAAAATTAGGCATTTCAATGAAAAAAGCAAATGGTCAGATGAAGACCACAGCTGAACTAATGCCAGAATTAGCCGATGCAATGAAACGTCAGAAAAACAATTCTGAAAAGGCATATATTGCGACAACCACTTTTGGCAAGTCTGGACAGGAACTGATCCAAATGCTGCAGGATGGTTCTCAGGCTCTTAAAGATTATGCAGACGAGGCAAAACATCTTGGTATTGTAGTATCAGATGAAGATACCTTAAAAGCAAAATCAATGGGCGACACAATTCAGCGTTTAAAAGATGCTGTTACAGGTTTTAGCCTTGCTATTGGCTTAAAGCTGATACCTTACGTTGAGCCTGTTATTGCATCTATGACTGAGTGGATTGCAACCAATCGAGAATGGATCGCAACAGAAATTGCATCATCAGTTAAGGATTTTGTTGAGTGTATTAAAAAGATTGATTTTAAACAGGTAATTTCTCAAACAGTTACTTTTACCAAAAATCTTGTAAAGCTTTTTAATTATCTCGGTGGAGTCAAAACAGTAGCGATTGTTATATCCACAATATTTGCAAGTAAATTTGTTGTTGCTCTGATAGGTACTATTAGCGCATTCTTGAAGATAGCTACAGCAATCAAAGCTGTAACAGTAGCTACAACTTTGTTTAATATTGCACTTTGGTCAAATCCTATTGTCTTAATTGCAGCTGCCATTATTGCAGCGATTGCAGCTATTGTTGCATCTGTCTATTTTCTTTATAAGAATTGGGATACTGTCTGCAAATGGTGCAAAGATGCATGGAATGCTTTTGTTGGCTTTACCATGTCAACAGTCACAAAAATTAAAGCCTTTTTTGCTAAGATGATCACTTATATTTTAAGTTCATTGTCACCAATAAAAAAAGCTTGGAATGGTATTAAAAACTGGCTGTCCAATTTATTTAATGATCCTGTAAACACCATTAAAGATACGTTTTTAAGTCTTGTTGGGTTTTATGCGAATTTATGGGGAAACATCGTAGATGTAACTGAATCAACTATCAAATCCTGTTTTGGCGGAATGATCAGTTATGTTCTTAATGCATTATCTCCAATAAAAAATGCGTGGAACAGTATGAAAAATTGGCTGTCCAATTTATTCAATGATCCTGTAAACACCATTAAAGATACGTTTTTAAGTCTTGTTGGGTTTTATGCGAATTTATGGGGAAACATCGTAG